GTATATAGGAAATGTAAAGGATTGTCAAGCTCCATGTCAGGATAAATAAATATGGTCTCAACCAACACAGAACAATGAAAAGATCGCTTTTACTCTTTTCGTTATTCTTTGCTATTCCTACTCATGCCGCTGAAATTACATCCAAGATTACTGATTCGGTCCAATTGAAAGTTGATGGTGCTGCTATCCAATCCACAAGAATTGGTGCTTCTTACTCCGCATCAGGAACCAATATCCAATCCTCATCCTTTGGTGGTGTAGGTGGTGCTGGAACCTACGATATCAATACTGCTGGTCAAGCATTCTCGTTCAGCGAGAGCTTCAACGCAGCTGATCCAACCAACGTAACAACACAAACAGTAACCAACGGTGTGATTGGTACTCCTAATCTCTATGGAGATAGTGTAACACAAGTTGGTGGTGATAAAGGTTCTCTCGCTGGCACCCTGTCGCCAACTGGTGTTCCTACCGTTACTGCTGGTGGTGCTGGAACCACTGCTACTGGTCAAAGAACTATCGAGCTTAGCGTATTCAAATGAGACGTATAACTCCCGCTTTGCTTTTAGCAGCGGGAGTAATTACTACTCCTGCATATGCTGAAAGTGTTGTGCCTAATTTTACCAGGGGCACGATCAATTCGACTACAGAATCAACTACAAAAATCATAGAAACAATACGCCAGGTGGAATACACAACTGGCACATCTTATACTGTGACTGGAACTAATATCAATATTCCTGGAACTCCTGCTCCTGGAATGAATTATAGTATCCAAACTCAAGGCGCCCCCTTCCAGTTCAGTGAAACTTACCTTGGACCTGGAGTGGCTAAAGAAACATGGATAGATCGAACTACAGAAACACAATCAACTACTACATCAATCTCTGTATTTACGCAATAGTATTGTCTGGCAGTGCGTTTGCTCAGAGTGCTCCTGCTCCCTCTAATACCAACATTGCTGGTCCGAGTGCAAGTGCTACAGGAAACGTTACCAATCAGGCAGTACAGGTTCTGCAGGGTCCTTATGCAGTGAATACTTATGGAGGTGGGGTGAGTTGTCAAGGGGCAACATTCTCTCTATCTCCATTCGTATTGCAAAGTGGGAATGGAAGTGATGACCCAGAGACATTTGCTTCCAGAAATTATAACTGGGGTGTCTCTGCTGGTATCAACATACCTTTAGATGGAACTTTGATGGAGCTTTGTAAATCTAGAGCAAGTGTAGAAATAGATAGGCAAAGAGCAGAAGCAGATAAAGCAAGATTAGATTTTGAATTAGTCAGACTATTGAAGTGTGGTGAAGCAATCAAGTCTGGTGTTACATTTCATCCAGACAGTCCATATTATAAGATCTGTGCCGACGTAGTTGTGAGGTATCCGAATGGATCCAATACAGCCAATAAGTAATGCCAACGGAATTGCCAATATACCAAACAATGCCAACGGAATACCAAAAATTGGCATTGGTGGTCCATCTATTATCCCAGCAATAGATCCTCCAGTCATTCAATCTACACCACAACCAGTTGTTCGTGGTCTGGCATTACCTGTCTTTCAAGCACCCGATCCTTCCATCAAGTATCCAGTCATCAATGTTCCTACACAGGAAGAGTTTGATGCTGCTGTGAGAGCAGAGAAACAAAAAGAACAAGAGCAGAAGGAAGAAAAATCTAGAGGACTTCCAAACTCTACCCCTGCCCCTCAACTGCCTCAAGTTGTTCAAACCCCCCAGGATAATCGGATTATTTCCGATGATGCCCCCAAAACTAATCTAGGAGTACCTGTAATTGAAGTACCAATCATCGGGGAAGTTCCTGTTCCACCTAAAGAGCAGGTTATACTTGCTGGCACCACTGCTACTGCTTCTGTTGCTGCGGCTCTTATTGGCAAATCTTTGGTGGAATGGATGGTAGGTAAAATGAAACCTATTGTTCAACAACTCTTTACCAGAGCGAAGAAGTTACTGAACCGAGATCTAACTGACTACGAAATCCAACTATTCTTTGCCTTTGAGAAGCAGCAACAGATGAAGAAGGTTGCCAAGTTACTCAAGAAAGAACAGAAAAAGCAGAAGCTAGAGCAATATAAGAAAGCACACAAGTAATTATACTTCTTCAAACAGAAGTGTATATAATCCACTCACATTTGCATGTTTTTCTGCTAATTCTTTTGTCTGAAATCTACGTGCCTTCTCCTTATCTCTAGTCCATTTAGGACTGTCGTTGATATTATCCTGGAAGTAGTCCCAGGTTCCAGCAAACCCTTCTCTCTTAGCAATATACATCAGAACAATTTGATAGGTAGTTTGATAGGTAGTTTCTCTTGTAGTTCTTTGACGCCTTTGGGCATGACTGCCTCGATGATCTCACGCTTTGCTTGCTCGATTAGAGTTTCTCTATTCATGTAAGCATAAACACCAGCACCTACGGCAGTTGCGCTCAATACAAATGAGGCAACTGCGAGAGTATTGAATACTTTTTGCATCATGCTCCTGTGCGAGGTTGTACGAAACCTTCCTCAAGTGCTTCAACTCTTTCTTCTAGAGATGCCGCAACTTCTTCTGCTACTGGTTCAATAGGTGGTGCTTCTACCACTTCTTCTCTACGTGGTTCTTCTTTCTTTTCGTCCTCTTCATCACCACCTTTCTTCATGGTATTGATACCGAAGGTAGCAGCAGATGCCGTGAAGACTGTAGCGATGAAGGTTGGGTCCATCTTAGCAAGAAGACCAGCATAGCTTGCAGTTAGAAGAGCAGCAGACCAACTCAAAATGGCAATACGAATTAGTTGTCCCATAGTATTTTCCTTTTTCTTTTCCATCGTCGTGGTGGGTTGGGTCCGAGGATATTTAGGCTTCTGCTTACTGATACCACAGACCCATCGCTTGTGTTGGAACAGTATATGTTGCATTATTAATTAAGTTATAAACATCACCGACATTTACTCTCAGTTCATCCATATATCCATTAGCCCAACCTCCATAAATACTGTCTTTAAACCTTATTGATGTTGGAGCATATCCGATTATATTGCTGCTATAATTAAATGGCGTTGATCTAACACCGTCTAAAGCTCTATATACCATTCCAGTATTATAATTAATACAAATTGCATAGTGTCTCCAAACGTTTAATATATTAGTCCATCCTGCACCAGAAGTTGCACTACTAGAAGTACGCATTGATCCAGAAGGGTATTCAAAAAGCACATATTGACTAGCATTCCTATTTAATTCAACAAGAATATCAAAACTCCCTGGATTTGTATCAATATACTTCCAAAATTCAATAGTTATTAATTCAGTAGAATTGATAGTAGGTAATGAAAATGATATAAGAGGACTAGTGTATGGAAAATCAATAGAACCTGGATTAAATTTTGTTATGCCAGTTGTTATATTTGACGAAGTAAGATTAGTAACAGTTGCGGTTGCGTTAGTTACTCCATCGTAAATAACATTTGAACCTGAAATATTTTTAATGTAGGCATATAATACAGTTTTAAGAACGGATACACTTTTACCTATACCAAATGCTCTACTACTTCCTAAACCAAATCCTAATGGGCTCATGTTAGACCTTAGCTAAAGTTTGTATTGCCTGAACCAAATACGTTGATGGTTTCAGCACTATCTTTTACAATAGTAAATGTAATGACATCAAAGTTATTTGTTGCTGTTGGAGCAACACCACCAGACCACTTTACACCACCAGAAATAGAAACACCATTGACAGTACAAGCGTCTCCATATGTAGCACCAGTATCACCGTCATTGATTACAGTAACAGTAACTGCTACTCCATTTTGTGTAGGTACATTTGTAAATGCCCAGGTAGTCACAGAAAAATCAAGGTCACCAAGAATTACTGTGCCCAGAGAAACATCAATCGTAAGTGTTCCATTGATAGAGTTCAATACACTATTGAATTGATTGACTGCTTTCTCTGTTACTCTTGTGAGATTAGTTTGAGTAACAGAGGAAGTATCTGCGGTGAGATTTGTTGTAGTAAGCTTACTAGTAACAGATGATGCTACCCTTTCTTGATCAATCTCCAGAGGTTGTAGAAACTTGTGTTGATACCTACGAAGTGCCATTTATTTTTACCTCCAAAGGTATTGAAAGATCAAGCCTGTGCCTCTGTCCAAGATAGGCGTCCAAATACGCTGCAGGATTGTGCTGCTAGGTTTGTAACAACGATCGTAAGTGTATCAGGTCCATCAGGATAAATTTGAGTATTGGCGTTTGCACCACCACCACCAAGAATGGAGTTACCAAGATCACGAACCTGAGATAGATCAATTGATTGAGCACCAGATCCAACGAAGAAACCAGCAGTAACTTCTCCACCAGAAACTGTTGTGCTACCACCAGCATAGCTTGCAATCTGTGCAAGTGAAGAGTTCTGTTGAGTGGTAGATCCACCAACAGCATTTGTCCAAGCAGTTGCTGTTGATGGAACACCATTTAGATATGCTTGAACCAATAGATTAGCATTACCACTTGCTGGAATTGCCGAAATATCTAGTGATCTTAGTGTTAGTTGCATTCTATTGACAAGATCTCTTGCACCAAATGCTGCACCAATACCATTATCAACTGAAGGTGCTACACGAATTGAAAATAGCGCCCTGCTGGCGGCGGCGGCAATAGTTGTTGAAGTTGATTGTCCAAAAGTAAAGACCAAAGATTTATCATCGTCAAATCTTCCATCCATAATTGCCGAAGTACCCCAGTGCGAAATGGTTGGGGAATATGTTGGGAATGCAAATTCAACTGCGATTGGGTCAGTTGCATTGTATGAGAACGTTGCTCCAGAAGTACTGGTTCCCATTGGAACAAATGTAGATGCTGTGCCAGATGCAGTAGCAGTTGCTGCAGCAGTAAGAGTAATGCTGGTTCCACTGATAGCAGTTACATATGCTCCAGGTGGTACGTTAGCACTGATTACTCTTTGTCCAATCTGAATGCCAGTTGCAGAAGATACGACAACAACATTTCCTCCCAATGAGGTAGTAATGGTTGGTGTTCCACCCGCTTGAGCTCTTGTCAAACCAGTAAATGATGTAGAAGTAATTCCAGTATAATTCATGTACTCATAAGAAGAAGAATTTCTTATAAGAACTGTTCCAGATGTTGGGAAACCTGCAGTTGAATTGACGTTTAGTGTCGTATCACTGGAGTTGAGAGTAGCAGTCAGATATGTATATGGAGGTTGTGTCTGACTTTCATAACGAGCTGGTAGGTTACCAGATCTCATGTATGCTTCTTGATTGACGTTGTTGTTCGCTAGCTTATGAACATAGAATACGTTGCCATCTACACCACGGAAACCCCAACGGATAAATCCAGCACCATACCAAGAGTAATCAATGTAGAACATCTGCATCTTGGAAAGATCCAAGTTGTAACCAGAAGGACCAGTTCCATCACACTTATCAATGTTCCACTGCGACTGTGGAATTTTGGTATCAATTGTCTTCGATGCAATTACGTTTGTAGATGTTGATCCTCTAAATGCAGGAGTAATTGTTAGAGATGTATCCGAAGCAATATCAGCAATTCTGTATTGCATACCACGAATTACAATGAAATCACCAATATTGAGTTGTTTTGTAAAGTAGGTTGGGAAGGTGGCAGATGTTTGTGTAACAGTAGAACTACCTAATGTTGCGGTAATTCTACCAGCAAGTTGGAATGTAGAATTTCTACGAACTGCATAAAGTGTTTGACCATCAAACTCAAAGAACAATCCATTCTGGAAGTCAAATGCACCCAATCTATTGACAGCACCATACCAACCATTTACAGAAACATAAATGTTTCCAGAAGCAAGAGATGCTGATGGAGTGCTAAGTGCAGTATATGTAAAGGTATTGTATCCAGTGATGCTTACGCTAGTGAAGGTTCCATTGTATGCACTTTCATTTGCACCACTTACAAGAATTGAAGTTCCTGGAAGAATGTTATGCTGTTCTTTTGTTGTTACAGTAACAGTAGTTCCAGATGATGTCATACTATCAATCTGAAGTGCTGGTTTTAGAATAGTACCAGAGCTGATTTGAATACCTTTACCAGACTGATAACGGAAATATCTTCTTGTCTGACGAACTAGAGTTTCGTAATTACCAACTGCATTAGTTGTAAAGATAACACCGCCGTCAAATGGTCTATGTAGAACTTGTCCCTGTGGAACAACATAAATTTTTCCACCTGTTGGGTTTGCAGCAGGTGCAGTGTTTGTATAAACAGTAAATTGAGTATTACTGTTGATCCTAGCAACAACCCAAACACCATTTGCATTTGTTTGGCTGCTACCAACAACCGCAACGGTATTACCAATTGCTAATCCATGAGGAACTGATGTTGTGATTGGAAGTGCTGTTCCAGAAGTCCATCCATATACTGGTGCAGTTGGAACAGCATCTTCAATTGCAGCACCTGTATATATTGTACCT